CCTACTATAATCAATGCGTCAACGTCCAATGTCAGTTCTAACAAAACTGACATAACTAGTACTTCAAAATCTCTAGTAAATCCAAATCCAATTATAGAAAAATTAAACGCAATGTAATTACAACACAAAAAAATCCCCCTGAGAAATTCTCAGGGGGACTAAAGTGTTTATCCTAACGGTTTACCCGTCAGCAAGTTTTTGAAAATAATCAAGAGTTTCCTCTTCACTATCATCATCAACCGTTACTGATACCTTGGGAGCAACTGCTACCTTAGTATCAACAACCACATCTTCTACAGGCTCATCTTCCATATGAGTTGTTACATTTCCTACCGTAGTAGTTCCAGCAAGAACCATATTCAAACGAGTCTTCAATTCATCATATGACTTGAAGTTGGTTGTAGCAGTATGTTCTTTGAGAGCATATTGCTTCTTCCACACTTCCTCAATCTCATCATCATCATCAAACAATGCTGACGGTATTTCGAACTCTGACTTATCGTAGTTCCAATAACCATCTACCTTACGAATCTTCAACTTGAAATTCGCACCCTTCCAAAAATCGAAAGGATTGATTGCAGTTTCATCATCAAACGCAGGCTGCATCGACTCCATGATTTTATCGAAGATTTTCTTACCGAAACGATATAGGAAAACCTTACCTTCATGTTCTGGATGCTTAGGATCTTTCACAACATAAATGTTGGCATAGTATTGTAGCTTACGCTTCTGGCGACGAGCGATTTCCTTATCAGACTCTACACCAGAGTTCCAGTATGCAGAATTCATTTCTGATACAGGATCATTTTGTCCAAGGGTAGTAAGAGAGTTCTCAATATACCACTGACCAGTTGGTCCCTGAAATGCATGATTCCAGAGTTTGGCCCATGGCATATCTTCACCTTCTACTGCTGGTAAAAAACGAATTACTGCATAACCATTACCTGATTTATCAAGTTCTGGCTTCCAGATCCGTTCATCTACATAGGACTTCTTATCTAGGGGTTGTGTTTCGGACTGTGCTGCACCAAGCAGTTTATCCAAAGAGTTTTGCTTCTTCATTTGAGCTAACGACATTTCATATCTCCTTATGTTAATGTATGTTATCGTATGTTAATTTTATTATTATATACTGTTTTGTATGGAATGTCAAGTTCCATTTACTATTTATGTTGATTAAATTTCAGTAATTTCAAGAGCATCACATAACTCATTTTTGGTTATATGTGATACATTATTTTCTTCGAATTGAACTGCTGAATCTACCAGAAAAAAATTAATGTGGTGAAATGCTTTAAACACAATTTCCATTTGATTATACCAATTCACTTGATTAAATCCTTTTGCAGTAGCTGGTAGATAATTTTTGGTGCCCTTGTATACATTATTCAAAGGGTCATCATATGAACTAAGGTCAAACCCTAACATATAAACCTCTTTAATCATACTAGGTTTGCTAGCAAGATACAGTGCAGTATTACCAGCAGACCAACCCACCGGATAATCAATACTTTCAACTATATCATTCGTACCTACATATGTAATCCAAACACCAACATCCTTTTCCATTTTCATTTTAAGGTCTTTCATATCAAGGTGTGGATACATTTCCATTGCTGCTTCAATTTTCTCACGCAATGTCTGTGGATCTTTTCCTGATATAACACAATTATCAGTTCTGTTCTTACTTTTATGAATAAATGGGCCGGGGAAACCTAAAAACGATGTTTCTGGAAATAACATGTTTGCAACACCAGCGGGAACAACAGACCAGTTTGCAAAATAACAAATACGAGGTGGCCACTCTGGGTTTTCTACACAATACCCTGAGTCATATATCTCCTGTTGCATAGCGTAATCAATAGAGACAAGAGCATCAACATAACCATCACGATATATTGCATTACATCCCCAAGTAACTACGTCATTAGACATTCTATAATTCTTGGGAGTAAACCATGACCGGGATTCACCATTACCAATAACGAGAGCTCTGTGTCGGTCACTCATAATTTCGTATTGCCTTCCATGATACAGGGAATAGTTTTTTCGCATGTTCATCGATTTTCCATGCAATGTCCTGTGTCTCTTTTTGTGCATCTGGTTTGCATCGTAGATTACATACACGAGCAAACGCATATAGTGTACCACTCCAATACCATTCAGTCATCATCGATTGGGGCAGAATCATACGAGCCATCTCTGGTGCAATACCTAACTTTAACATATTCTCATAACACTGTTTTGCAAAAAGATATGCGGGGGCAGGACTATATTCAGTCGTTTCTTCTGATGACCCTTGTTTCTTATTCTTTGCAGCAAGACGCCATGCAAGGGGTTCATAGAACTCTACTTCACTATCTACATACCTTCTAGACACTTCATTCCATACTAGTCCTACCTGATGTTTTACCAGTTGTCTAGCAACGAACACGGGAGCCTTGATATGGAACTGTATGGATGCATGTCCGAACGGGCTCCAATGATTATGTTTTGCGAGGTAATTTATGAGTTGGGTGTCTGCCTTTTCATCAAATTCTTCATGGGTTTTAGCAAAAGAAACACGAGCAGCATTTACTACTGATAAATCGCTGCCCATGTGGTCTATTAATTCTACTTTCATTTTGTTTGGTTTTCCTTCAAGAATGCGATAACAGCATCTCTATCGGATTGTTTCTTTAATCCCTTGAATACCATCTTAGTGCCTTTGATTACCTTTTTGGGTTTCTTTAAGAAGTCATTGAGGTTGCATACATTCCAAATAATCTCTGACTTTTTCATTGCCTTGGAATACTTGTATTTCTTAACTGAACCTGCTTTATTATCAACAACATTTCCCAATGCAGGGCCCATTTTGTTTTTAGTGAACCTGTGGCAAATTTTGCACTTCTTCTTAAACACTTTTTCGCCCTGCACTACATTGGTTGCGACAGGAGCATCAGCAGCATATGATCTTCCTACATACCAACACATGGATGCTGCCAATAAAACAACTAATATAATTAAAAACCAATCCTTTTTCATAGAAATTTCCCCTGTTCAACCAACATCTCAAAGTCGTCCATCAACTGTCTGAATCGATGATCATAGAGAGCATCTAACCCAATAACAATGTTTGATATCTCATCTTCGCTCATACTGTCGGGATTATCGAGCATTGCTCTAGCTAATGTCTTTAGATCATCGCATACATGCCAACAACGAAACAGGTCTTGCTCAAAATCAATTTGATTTGGCTTGCTTTCATCCATCCTCATCACTCTTTCCGCATATTATTTTTTTCCACTGATCCTGTGGTGTAAAATATTTTAACATTGTTTCCGTAGCATCTAGCAACTTTTCGTTATCTTCAAGGTCTTCTTTCTCGTACTGTTCAAGGTTTCGATCGAAACTCTTTATTTTCAGAGCGGCGATATCACGTTTAATGTCATAATACTGCTCTACCATCTTCGCTGCGACAATCGCATCAACGAACTCACATGTTATTCCTAAATCTTTCATTGTCATTTCCTCAACATTCATTGATCGTCGTCGGCCGACGACGATCCAGCTTGCAAAACACCTTCCATTTTCATCATCTGTTTTTTCCTCATCATATTTCATTCTAAAGCTTCCTTTAAGCATATTAAAGCGTTGGGTGTAAATTCTGGATTTAACTCCACATCAGCGTATCCCCGTGGATTACACAAAATACGAGTATTACCAATAGTATAGTCAACCGAATTATGCATATGACCATGAAACCAAAGTTCTGGCTTTGTGTCAAGGATTACCTCTGATAGATCAGATGCATATGACCCATTAATGTAAGTATCTTTTTTATGTCTTTCATGAACACTAAGAAAGGAAGGTGCCATATGCGTAACAACGACATCACCCTCCTTTACATTCTCTTGCAAAAACACTTTCGAAATGTTGTGCAAACTGTGGGCAATTTGTGGTTTAAATCTATACTTACCTGAGCCTCCTCGAATTAATCGATAATCGTTCATTGCATCAGCGCATCGCATATATGACATTGGATTTCCATTAAGGAAATCCGACCATAGCGTTGCTCCATGAAATGTAACGTCATCAATTGTTATGCTTTCATTCTCCAGTAGATGAACATTATCAACGAGGGTTTTCTTTGTTTTCGCATAAGTATTGTTTATTGTGCCACGATAAAATTCATGGTTGCCAAGAACGTATATCACATGATTAAACCTACTAGCAATATCATTAATCCAATCAACCCTACATTTAATACAAATATCACCAGCAAGAATAAGGATATCCCCAGCTTCTGGCTCAAATTGCAACGGGCCAAATTCCAGATGCAGATCGCTAATATAATTAATTTTCATTGAAATTTCTCCTCAGAAATAACTGGTGCCGGAGAGAAGATTCGAACTCCTGACCTGATGCTTACAAGGCAACTGCTACTACCAACTGAGCTACTCCGGCAAGTTACTATCCTCTCTGCGGCCGTCCACCTTGACGGCGTTCAAAATCTCGGCGACTATGGGGACGATACCCCTTGGGCCAGGCGGGTTGCCGTGAAGCGAGTTTACTGACTCGTTCACTCAACTCATCATTTTGTTTTACCAACTCGGCACAATCATACTCTAGAGTCTTAACCCCAGACCTCAATTGCGTAATCTCGTTTTCCATATGTGCCTCCTTACGAACAGCATCATTCTCATCAACTTTTTTATCACTCATTATCAGACTCCTCTATCAAATCTATTAACTGTATTCTATACTGTTTCTTATCAATTGTCAAGAACCTTTTGTATTTTTGTAGCAGTTTATTTACATCATACCAAACATAATCTTCTGCCATACTCCGGTCCCAACTCTTGGTAAATTCCAATAGTTCATCAAGAATAATCAATGTTTCTAATGATACTCTCTTACCAAGATATTCCTTTAACAGAAGCGGATGCTCTGATTTCTTTACCTTGAATATTGGATTGAAATCATTTACAAACGGCCGGATTTCTTCAGCGAATATGTCGTAAAAATTACTTCTTTTCTCTTTCCAAATTTCATAATTCTCATCAGTGAAATTTGCAACATACCCATCCCGTACTACAATGAAATTGGCTACGAAATAATTCTTGATATCGTCGTAGTTATTGTATTTTTTGGAAAGTTTAACGAAGAAAAATCTGTCCTTACGCTTCCAAAATGAAGTCCTAGACACACGGCTCTTACCCTTGTAGGTAAAGAAGTCGTAATCTTTCCTATTGAAATGCGCCTTTAATGCACAATACATTAGATAGATATCAATGGGGTCCATGTTGCAAACTCGCCTCTTTCATCAATATAATACACATTACGAACACCAACATCCATGATTAACTGCTGACATACCTCACATGGATAACTAATAGCATAATCTAGGTTTTTCAAAACACGAACAACATACAAATCTTTACCTTCACAATTATCCAACCCATTCCTGATGAGTGCCAATTGTTCAGCATGAAGGAACGGCCATTCCGTTCTCCTATGCATCAGGGGGTGTGTTTTATAACTGTTGCTGCCAGTACTTACCAACATATTCTTATGTGCAAGTGCTGCGCCTAGTTTGAATTTTCCTTTACCTCGACCACCTGTTCCAGTACCTTGTATTGCAGCTTCTTTTGCTGCGTTGAAAAATTTATCATTCATTTTATCATATTGGTAGTTGAGCACACTTTGGTAAAAAATTCAAATCTCTTGCGTTTGCTTCTATCTTTTCTTTAAGTCCTTTTGAAATTAAAGATTTAATTGTTGCGGGGTCTATTCCTTCTTTTTCACAATAATGTAAGACAGCTTCCATATGAGTAATTTGTTTTTCTTTTGCAAGATTTTCGATTGTATTTGTAAAAATTTTAGCTGTTGTTAATGTCATAATATTCCTTATTTGAAGTTGGGGGGTTAACCATGAC